TGTTCATTAGCTGCTTGCGCTTGGGCCAGCGCATTTTGGCGTACTTGGTCGTTTTGTTGATTCTGTTGTTGTGCTTGCTGCAATGCAGCTTGCGCCATAGCGGCGTTTGCTACTTCGTCATTCTGTATGGCTTCGCTTGCAGTAGCCGCGTTGGTTTGTTCTTCTAGAGACGGATCAGTTGAAGGGGCGGCAAATTTTACCGAAGCTCTTGTCTGCGGGTTATCTTTGAGAACACCGTTTTGGACGAGCAGTTGGAACTCATCCTCGGTAATAGCCTCTTTAGCTTTGCGCTTCTGCATAGCCGCTGCAAGATTCTCAGCGGGGCCGGGGCCAACAGATCCAGCAAGTTTAGTCTCGTTGAGTGGTAGCTCAGGCTCTTTTGCGGGGGTCTCCCGCATCGTCTGAACCAAAGCGCCCGGAGTACCAATAACTGTACCAGCAGCCGCACCCTTGGCAGCGGCGGTCAATAGCCGGTCTACATTCTTAGGATCAGAGAACCCACCCGGAGCGCCAGCAAGTTGTTCTGCGATGATGTCGACTGATTCTTGGACAGCTTCAGTGGTACTCTCAGTAGCAGCGGTTTTACTAATTTCTTTAGCCAGCCGCAACTTGAAACTCTCTGGCACGATGGTGGATCGTTCAGCAAGTTCTTTTGCTACTTCGGCTTGTCCACGTGCTCCTAGCTGACGCATCAACCGTGCAGGAAGAGCACCATCAAGGATGGCTTTAATCCCGCCAGCACCAAAAGCAAGTCCGGGTCTTAGTTCCCCGCCGGTCTCTTCGTAAATACCCGCAAAAGATTCAGGCGCGTTAATACCAAAACTACCTGTACCGATACCAACGCTCAGGCCAGTATCCCCAGCTTTGGCTCTGGCAGCGGGAGCGAGTCGGTTACCTAGGCGGGTAGCATATGCTTCAGCCGCCTCCCCAGCCAGACCACGTTGCGCCGCAGCACGAGCAGCCGCCGCTTCAACAGCACCTTTGGCAAGCCCACGCGCAGCGAGAGAGCCAGCCCCTCCGGTCAGCGCCATCAACCCTAGGTTGCCTACGTTTTCACCGACAGACTCTGCAATAAATCCGGGTATATCTGAAATGCCACGGACTTTATCAACGGATGAAAAAGACGTAGGGTATTGCTCTTCAAGCTCTTGGCGCTTTGCCTTACCCGTTTCCAAATATCTAGTGGCGGCTTCATCAAACCCTAGCGCAGACGCCCCAAGACCCATAGCCTCACTGCCGGTAGCACCGAGCCCACCAATTCCCCGTTTAAGAGAATTAGTAAACTGCCGTCCAAGAGGGATATCCCTTGGGTCTGGGCGAGTCTCTAAGTCAATCTGTTTCAGGCGGTCTTGAATTTTTGCAATAGTTGCATAAATAAATTCATCAGAGTCCGTGTCTTTAAAACCTAACGGACCTGCGCCGGGAACATTTACTATTTTCATCGTGCGCCAATACTTGCTGCGTAGTCAGTACCCATTGTTACGCCCGAACCCCCGCCACTTGTGCGAGTACCCTTAAGAAGATCCTTTATATATGCCTTTTTAGCAGCTTCAACAGCAGCTAAAAATTTAGGATTATCAGGTTTCATAGTACCCATATTAACGGCTTTTAGGAGATTATCCCCACCAAGTTCTTCCATACTAGAAATGTACTTCATTGCCTCGGGGCTACGCTTAAAGTCCATAAATTTTTTATCCGCAAGTTCTTCTGCTTTGGCTACATCTGAGATCGTAGGGCGATTTTTATCTTCCATTCCTTGCATACGCAAGGCAAGATTCATCAAACCCATCTGGTTAGTAAGCCCAGCTTTTTCAAGCGCGTGCTGGTTTCTCATACTAGCAATATCGAACGCATTACTCAGTTTAGCGCCTTCAATCTGCCGTTTAGTATCAGCCCCGGCAACATCTTTGAGCATTTCCGTGCTGGCTTTCTTTGCGTCTAACTCAAGTCTAGCTGCATCCCGCATATTGCGGTCGTGCTCATTTATATAGTCTTGGGCAGATTTTTGATCGCCTTTTTCGTCAGCCATGCGAGCTTTAAGAAGATCCATCTGAGCTTGACGGCGCAAACGCTCAGCGGCGGCACGGGCAGCGTCTGCTTTATCCGCGTAGTCAATACCTTCACCTACGGCTCGGCCCAGCGCAGGGCCAAATGCACCACGGCTAGACATCAACGCGCCGCCCATCTTACCCAGCATTTGATAAAATTCGCTTTCTTTACCAGCGTTGTTCGCAGCTTTTTCTTCGTCAATCAGCTTTTGCATCATGTCGAAGTGGGGTTTAGAACGCGCTTGGTACTTATTATATTGTTTCTCTTCTAGAGCTTCACGCTGCGCTTCCGACATAGCGGGAGATTTGTAATTTTCAAACTCTTGGGCGCGTTTAAGAGCACTTGCTCTGTATGCCTGCTGTTCGGGGGTTTCCCTCTCACTAAAGTCCGCAAGTCTTTTAGCGGCGGCAGAAAGTTCACTACCACCACTACCACGGCCACCAAACCCACCACCGCCACCTATACCCCCTGCAATTCTTGCGAGTTCGGCTAACCCACTAGCTTGATCTGGGACTTTGATGATTTTGGGTTTACCTTCGTCTTTCTTAGCGTCATCTTTGACGGCAGGTGGTACTTTCTTTTCCTCTTTAGGTGGACGTGGGTACGCACGGGGGTCAACAAGGGGGCTAAAGTCTTTGTTCTCGGGTTGTTCTTTATCCGAGCCCAATACAAGATTTTCCCAACCAGCGTATTGACTGGGTATAGGTTCTTTTGATCCTTCAGCAAACGCAATGACCCCACCCCCGGCCATCTTCTTCGGCCCTTGCATAGCAGGTAGTCCCATAATGGGATTAGGCTTTGCTTGCGGTGGTTGCTGTTGCTGCTGGGGTTGCGGTTGGGGAGGAGGTGCTGGCGGCTGTTGTGGTTGAGGCGCAGCCTGTTGCGGCATCGGTTGTTGAGGCGGCATCATGCCTTGCTGGGGCTGTGGGCTAAGCGACTGGACGGTTGAAGCAAGCACCGTAGGCATCTGAGGATTAGGCGCGTTCATAGCGGCTAACTCGTTCTGCATTTGCGCACGGCGGCTCAACTCCAACCCCGCTAAAGTTTTTAGGGGGATATCACCAATAACCCGGTCGTTAGGACTCTGAGCAACTTGCGTCAGATACTGGGTCGGCATGTACCGCAGGTCGCGGCGGGTCTCTTCAAGTGTCGGTCCCATATCTAGTCCTTATTTCGGAGGCGTAGTCGTAGTGCCGCCCAATTGAGCAATTCGTTCAGCAACACTAAGGCCAGTCAGCGCACCGCCAACAGTAGAATTCAGAGCGGAAGTAGGCTCGCCGTACTCATTGGTGGTGGTCATTGGGTAGTTCTTCATGACGTTATTGAGGAATTCAATCTGAGTCTTCGGATAATCCCGCTGTTCTTTCCAGATGTTGTAATCAGAAGTCAGCCCTTGCTGGGTAATGTCACGCTGGATACTACCAAGATCCGCTCGTTGGAGGTTAGCTGCCAACTGTCGGTCAGCAAGCTGGTTACCAAATGCACCTTGGTTCTGAGCCGTATCCCCCGCAAGCTTGAGATAATCAAGACCTTGTTTTGCGCCAAACTCTGACGCATTTTGTTTCTCGCCCAGTGCTTTAAGCAGACGGTCTTGGTCGGTGTTGTATTGACCCAGTGCTTGGGTGTACGCGGTGTCGTACCCTTTACCGGTAATGTCGGCAAGTTTGGTCCCCAGATTGCGCTGGTTTTCCGCAGCAAGTAAGTTACCGCCACCCCCGCCAAATCCCCCACCCTTGATCATGCTCGCTTGATTCTGCATCTGCTGAATATTTGCGTTGCGCCTAGCTTCCGCAAGTTGAGGATTCAGAATTGTCGACAGGTACGGGTTCATGTAACTGTCAAGCGCTTTTTGATCAAACTGATTGTTGATCCCCGACGTGTTAGACGTGAACGTCGTCCCCGTGTACGCAGGTTGGGTAGCCGCACCCCTATACACGTCCTGCATGTTAGTGCCAGCGTTGGTCTGCGCCATGTTTGGCACAGTTAGATTTTGAATCCCCGAAAACGCTGAGCTTTGAAGCGCCGAAGGACCGGCAACTAGATTGCCGCCGTAGACTTGATAAGGGTTTGCAGCAAAGTCAACCGCAGCATTGACAATGCCCCCTACAACGGGAGCAGCCCAATCTGATACGGTATTTTCTCTTACGCCTGTAGCTACTGGATCGCCCATGATGATTCCTTATTTTGGCGTAAATTTAGCCGGGTTAATCTGCTTGCCCTGCTCTTTATTACCGGTGCGGGCGTGACGGATGCGGTCCATCATGGCATAAAGTTGTTTAGCACCGGCCTCAGAGTTGCCGTTTCCTAAATGAGATACCACGTCGGCAGGGATTACAAACTCACCACCGCTAAGTTTCGCCGGTTGCTTGTTGTCAATGGTAGCAGGAATCTTGTCGGCCATGCCGTCCTCTGCGCTTTTGAGGTAACGCAATCCACCGCCTCCAGCGTAACCATCAATTTCACCACCTTCAGCACGTTGAACCGGCACACCCTTGAGAGCGCCATGGACTTGGCTTTGGCTAAGACCAAGGCTACCCCCCTGCATACCCTTAGGGTTAAAACCTTTTGGACGCCCTGCGTAACCAAGAAGACCGCCAAGCCCAGCGGCCAGCAGCATCTTCATTAGGTCTGGGTTCTTTTTAGCCGCATCGGCTAAACCTTTGAGTGGGTTGGGTTTGAGAGATCTAGTAGGGACGCCAACTTTTGCATTTATTGGACTGCCCGTTACCGGGTCTATAGCGTTCTCGCCCGAGTATGCCCTACCTTCGTTCCCGTAATTTTTAGCTATATCCTCTTCAGTCCCAAAGTAGCCGCTTTCCCAACGCGCGTTATTTAAGTCTTCACGTTGCGCAGGGGTAAGAGTGTCTTCTTCGTAATTAAAATTGCCAGCAGCGGTACTGTCAATTCCTGTATCATAGTCAAAAATATTAGAATAGTCGGTGTTCATAACTCCGGGGTCTATCCCCAGACTGTAATCAGCGTAGCTAGGATCTTCTGCCCAGTCGTACCCGTAACTAACATCCCCACCGCCATCAAAATGTTTAGTTTCCACTTCGCCACCGCCTTTTAGTCCTGTTTGAGTCCAACCGGCGGGGGGTTGCCATGTTCCGGTAGGGTCTGTGTAATATCGATTCGTTGCTTGATTGAAATATTGTTTTGCCGTAGGGGCGGTTGCAGCGGTGGCTGTTGTAGTTACAGGTGCTGTTGTAGTTACCGGTGTTGTTGTGGTTACCGGTGCTGTTGTAGTTACCGGCGCTGTTGTAGTTACCGGCGCTGGTAATATTACTTTACGCACGTCAGAAGTCGGCAATGACTGTAGACCTAACGCTGGAGTCGTGGTTAATGCGAGAAGTTGGCTGGATGTAAGCGTAGCCGGGCTTGTAGTTCCTGTCGTTGTTCCGCCTGTGGTTCCGCCTGTGGTTCCGCCTGTGGTTCCGCCTGTGGTTCCGCCTGTGGTTCCGCCTGTGGTTCCTGTAGTTTTTGTAGTTCCGGTGTCCGTAACAATATTAAACTTCTCACCGGGATATAATTTCTCTAATTCAGCCGACATCTGCGCATAAGACATTTTTGACGGATCAAGGCCCTTACTTGATAGCGCAGATTGAGCAATAGTATGACTTATTACGCTAAGCGATTTCCCCGCTCCAGCCGTTCCTGCGGCCCCCGTAGTCCCCGCAATTCCTGCAATTCCTGTAGTTCCACCTGTCGTTGTACCACCTCCCGTCGCACCACCACCTGTAGCGGATTGCGGAGATACGAAATCACCCATAACTGTAATATGGGGAACATCAGGAAATAATTTTCGTATTTCATTAGCCACTGTTCTTGCGTGCATTCCGGTAGGGTTTATACCATAGCTTCGCAGTATGGTTGCAGCCTCATCAATTTCCATTCTGGCGTAATCGTCGGTCCGCGTACCATCTGCCATATATCGGTTTATACCAACACGCCACAGGAGATGTCCGATATCCTCTGAAGGCGAAGTAGATACCCCGCCGCCAGCAAAATGCTGCACCATTTCGTTTGAAGATAGATCTTTCACTTTACCACCACCTTTTAAAATAGGTACCTGTTGAGATGTTAACGCCCCAAAAGTCGCCGTCGTCATTGCAGGGGGGGCCATTGTCCTGTTTTCAGGCGTATCGTACCAGTCAAAGAACCTAACACCACCTTTGCCACCAGTTCCCTGTGCCCCAGTCTGACGCCAATACCGTGCTTCAGAAGTCGGTAGTGCTTGCAGTCCACGAGCTGGCGTTGTAGTTATGGCACCAATTTGGTCGGACGTAAGAACAGTTGACCCTGATGTACCGGTAGCGATTTGATTAGAAGTGAGGGTGGTGATTTTATCTGTTGGAAGCGTAGTAATTTTATCTGTTGAAAGCGTGGTGATTTTATCTGTTGAAAGCGTGGTGATTTTATCTGTTGAAATTACGTCTACCTGACTAGACGTAAGCTTAGTTATCTGCGAAGTGGTTTTTGTGCCTGTATCCGTCAATGTGTCGTTATTCGCACCAATAAGATCTGCTGTAGCCCTGACTGTTACGGTATCTAACGTATTAGTAGCCTTGGTGTCTAGTGCGGCTATTTGAGCAGACGTAAGATTCCCGGAGGTAAGCGCGGCTATTTGAGCAGACGTAAGAGTTACTTTTTTTCCACCAGTAGTATCTTTTATACCTGTATCCGTCAGAGTGTCATCATTTAAACCAATAGCTTCTTTCTGACCCGTAACTTGTACAGAGGTTAGTGCGGGGGCAACTTTGGTATTTAAAGAGGTTAAATTGGTAGAGGTAAGTGCAGCAATTTGATTAGCCGTAAGTTGACTAATTGGGGACGTTAACTTTATATCCCCCGCTGTTATCGTGTCGTCATTTACAAAAGAAGGGGTTGACCCGGTAACATTTACGGTACCTAACTTAGCACCTGTACCTAAGTCTGCTTGAAGAAGACCGCTGGCGTTTGCAACATTTAACTCCGCAATTTGTTCTTGTGTGAGTTGGTTCCCTGCGTTTCTAGCTACAAGATCTGTTGCAGTGAGATTACTTAGTGGGTCCGCGTTGGCTATGGCTTGGTTAGCCGCAGCAGAAGTATCAGGTGCAGTCGCCGCAGCAATCGCAGCATTTGCGGTTCTGTTTTCAATTGGGGCCGAGCCGGGAGCTTTCTTATTAACCTGACCAGCGAGGCTAAGAACCGCATTGTTAATAGCACTGGGATTCTCAGAAGCGACCGCTTCCAATAAAGATACAGCTCTACCCGCTAGAATTGTGTCTTTACTGGTAGCAAGGTCCCCGGCCATCTGAATAGCCAGCCCGTAATTTGGTTTGCTAGACAATAAGTTGGCAGCAATACTTGCGCCCTGTACTACATCTTTCACAGTAATATAGTCGTCGGCCCCCCCAGCAATTTTAAAATTCCCTATTGTTTGAACTACACCATCTGCATCTTTAATTATCTTCCCTAAATCATCTTTTAGCGGAATATTGAACATACCACCGAAAGCTGTCAACGCTCCGGGTAAGTTTCCATCTTTTATTGCGGCAATAAATCGAAGTTCACTAGCCAACCCACCTATACCAGCGGCGCTGGCGAGGCTAGACAGCCCACTAAGTACATTACCTTTATCAAAGGCGTCGTACGCCATATAGACTTTAGCTGCATCACCCAAAATTCCGGGGCCACCAACCAAAACGGGCGCTGCGGTTCGTAGTACATCTCCAATATTATGGATGTTCCCAGCGGCACCTTGGAATGCTACGTTACCTGCGGCTACGTAAAGGGGTGGAACCCCTTCAGCCATAAGTGCTAGATTGACCACAGACATAACCGGCCCAAGATCTTGGGCAAGTGCGCCTATCCCAGATTTGCTATATTGCTGAACAGGCAAGGCAATTGTGCCACCTTTCCCGTCTGAAACCGGCTGAAAATTATATTCGCTAAATCCTTCGCCTTCGTTCTCAGAACCAAACTTTTTGTTATAGGCGGAAATTATTTGGTCAGGATTGTTTTTGTTATAGTATACCGGTAGTTGTTCTTCTGGGATGATCGTGCGAGATTCATCGCTTCCTGTTTCATAAGCAGGGCGAGTTTCATACCGCACACCGATATCACCAATACTGGTAATACCATAATCTTTTGCCAAAATTTTGGCAATGTTTTGCATGTGCGTATCGGCGGACAGAGGGGACGCATTTTTGTAAACGTCCGCTTTCCCTTGAACCGCACCCATCTGTTTAAGAAGGGTGTCATATCCCGCTTGCCAACTATCCGCCATAATTAACCCACTTTCCAATTTGTGCCATCTGAATACACAGGCACATTAGTTGACCCGCCACCGGCTACCGTGGTGCCAAATGTAGATACAGAAGAATCTGTTACAAACGCTCTAGACCCCACGCCGGAAGTAACCGCACTGGGTAACTCGGCTACCGTTAAAGGCACGTTGGCTTTTAACTGACCAATAACCTTATCACGCTCGTTGAAGTACAACCGCAAGACGCTACTAAACTGATCAAAATACTGCCGGTTGTATTCATTAGGCGCAAGGGGCAGGCTGGGCGCAACAGCCTGAAATAGTAAATATTCTGACGTAATGAGGTAGCTCATCGTCTGCCGTCCTGACGTATGTCAATCCGTGGATACCCCAACTGCCACTGGACCCCGAGACCGGTAGACGCGATCTTCATAATCATCTGACGCCCACGCACCCGAATATAGACCTGCCCGGTAAACTGCTCAATAGGTATAGTGGCAGTTCGGGTAACCGTAGCGTTGTCGCTACCGGCAACTGATGTAGGACTGTTATACCCTGACCCGGAATTTTGCATTGGGATTAACGTCATTACGGCAGAGGGGGAGGCTGCGGTAGACCCTTCAAAAGTTACGTCGGGCAGCATCCGGTATATAAACCCGAACCGGTCACCATCCTCAATATCAAACTCTGATGAAGATATGTACGCTTCAATAGGGAGCGTAGTAGCAGTCTCGTTATTGTCTACCCCACTCTCATGGTTCACAAGGTTGTTACTATAAGTCGCAGCTACAGGATTATCACGCAGGCCAGAGTCTAACCACGCCGTACGCGCCAGCGTCCCGTAGTACCAAACCCCCTGCCCGCCCTTACCGTCAGGCTCAAGGTAGTTATACACAACATACCGATCAATAGTGGTGTTTGGATTGAGTACCGTACCAGTGCCATTAGGCCCGGTGATTGAGCAGTAGAACCACCATACTTCGTTGAATCCTTCGTTCGTCCCGCAGAATATCTGCTCGTTCTGCCCAAAATTTATGTCTTGGAAAATATATTTACGCAGGTCGCAATTAAGTGTGTTGACGCGCCCGTCGTACATGTAGAACTTATCTATCCCCATCCAGAATATTCGGCCTGACGCAAGAATTGCCGCATTTTGGCTAACAATTGAAATATTGTCGCCAAGAATATCTTGTCTCCAAACCGCTGGTGGCCCGACGTACTGTAACGAAAAAATTGCAGAATCCGTAAATACAACTATTTCTTGACGAGTTTGAACCGCTGTAATAATCTCAGACCCGTGAGAGAACACTGTATAGTTAGCTTGGCTATCTTGACCCAAAGTCCAATTATAGGGATTTTGAAAGTCTGACCACCGGATAAGCATGGGGTTTAACGTGGCGGAGCCGTAGTCATTACATCCAAAAGCAAAAACAAACCGGTTGGTAGATACAAGTATATTATTTTGTATCGTAGGAACGTCCACTATATTTGAAATATAAACACCAGAGCCAGTCGATGTGGTGTTTACGTACGTTGAACCTCCCTGAGTCAACGATAGGTTGGCAGTTACTCCAACAATATTTTCTAAGTAATATGTCGTGTTTGCCGTAATGCCCGTGGGTAGTGACCCCCCTGTACCAGCCGCAAATTGGACCGGAGTACCGACAGTAAATACCGTAGACAGGGTTACTACCGTGGGCGAGGCGTTGGTAAATGTGACAGACCCACCTAAAGAAGATAGCAAAACACCACGTGTGCTAGTTCCGCCATTTGCGTCCCAGTAGTAGATACTGCCACCACGAGGGGCAAAGATAAGGTCTTCTCCGTAGTTATTTTGACTCCAGAGCCTAATAGGAGTAGTGGTAGTAACACCGTTACCCCATGTACCTAAACCCCACCCACCAGCACCCCACCCAGAAATTGGAAGTTGGACTTCTGCACCAACGCTAATTTGATACGCAGCAACAACGGCGGACCCGCCATAAGTACCGGCAGTAAGAGGCGAGGCTAGAGTGATGGAGTAAGAATTAACATTAATATACGTGATGACGTATTCGGCATTGAAAACGGCGGTTGTTGACCCGCTGAACGTAACGTAGTCCCCGGTGATAGCGCCGTGAGATGCAGCGGTAACTGTGACAGTTGTAGTCCCGTTGGCTGAAAATGGGTTGGCCCCAAGAGTAGTGGTAACACGGAGCGGAGTGATGTCGTAGTACGCGCCACCTTGCTCAATATAGAATTTTAAGTTGGTTCCTACGCCCAGCAGATTCTGCGCAGCAAGCGTCACCCAATTCCACAGCGACCGGCAGAGGCCAAGAAACGTGCTGGAAGAAATGCGCTGCCACCCACCAATCTTCTCGGGCGTGCCTTGGCGGAACCGGACTTTATCGCTATCAAACCAACCGTTCTCGTTGGCGTAGCGGGTGTTTTCTTTGTTTACTCCGGGTCGAAGTTGAAGTTTTTTGAGTGGCATTACTTGCTCGCTACACCCTTGTGCTTCTCAAATGACCGCATACCGCCAAACCCCAACAGCCCAGCCAGCAGTGTCATGAGTTGCTCAACGTCCAGATCTGGTGGGGGGTTCAACTCTTTGGGGATTATGTCATAACCTTGACCAAAAACCCAGCACCATTGCATCAGGGGGTAGCCAAGGAATTGGTAAGCCAAGCCAAGAACCCCAACCCACCCGACAGCAGGACGCCAGCCACTGACAAATACGCTAGGACTCGCCGCTTCAATCTTATTGACTTCAACCTGAGCCAAGTCGGTCTCTTGGTCAATCCTTTTTTCCTCAAGGTCAAGCCTGCGCTCTTCCAACGCCATTTCGAGGCGTTCTTTATCCGTTGTGTATAGCGAGTCCGCAACCTTGCCAACGCCTTCAATGATGCTCCCGATCCCAATCAAATCCATTACTTGAGTCCGTGCAAGGTTCGGTTGATCCAACCTAATAAGAATTTGGACTGGCCCCGGTCTTTGTTGCAGATCTGCGCGTACCGGCTAATCTTGGCGAGGGCATAGGCTGGCAAGAACTTCTCCACCGTACAAATGTTCAACCGTTCAAGGGTTTTTGGTCCGATTGCGCCGTCTGGGGTTGTTCCGACGATAAGCTGGGCGAGCTTAGAGGCAATCCCAACTCCGGTATTGACGGAGAAATTGAATATTGTCTCGGCAACAGCTTGTTCCTTAAGGTCGTCACCTCGGACACGATCCCAGAAATTAGACTTGTAAAACTCACGAACCAGTGGCGTAGCCGATCCAAAATCCTTGCGATCAATGAACTGCCATCCTGCCCAGTCTGAATTTGGCTTTCTTGCGATTCCTGCATACGTTTGCCCTCCCCGGTCGCCCGGGATGTTGGTGAGTTGATAGCCGCCCTCGTCACGGATCATTTTTTCGAAGGCTTGTTCAAAATTAGCCATTGCTACCTCCGTGCCTCCTGATGTACTCACTCCGGAGAAACGAAACTTTTTTGCGCCCGTCATGTTTCTTGACTCTACCCAAGGCTGGCGGGTTGTTCAAGTATTCTGCGGCTCGCAGGATCATGTCCGGGTCATCGTCAAAGCTACCTAGCGCTGTGTTACACCGCACACACAAAATCCCACGAACATCATCAGAGTCGTGGCAGTGGTCTACCGCAAACTTGTACTGTTTAAGTTTGAGGGGGTTGTCACAGATAGCACAATTATACCCCTGAAGCTTCAACAGGAAGTCATAATCTGACGGTGACAACCCGAACCGGTCAAGTCGGTTTATGTCTGATTTACAAGCGCTACAGAGAAAATAGTCCCTGCGACCATGAACAATAAGGTCCTCTCTGGCAAACTCTCCAGTACATACAGCGCAAGATGGCATTTTGAAACCCCGGTGGGTCGCACCGGGGCCGGACCTTAGTTGTCGGTCTGTTCGTCTTCTTCAGACTCTTCAGACTCTTCTTCAGCCATAACAGCAACGTCGAAGTGAGCGTCAACCGTGGCCGAGAACAGTTCGGTCAGCGTGAAGCGGCTAACACCGTTAGCATCTGCAACGGCATAGGTAGCGGCGATCAAAGCCTGCAACGCGTCGACCGGCTCCGAACCTTCAAGAACTTCAATAATTTGGTCTTTCATGAAAAACTCCATTCGTTGGTAGGGTGGGAGCACCCCGGCGGGCGAGTGACCCCTCTAAAATCTTACAGTTTACAGAAGACAAAGAAGTTACTTCAACTATCCCGGCTGGTTTGTCCAGACTGGAACAGTGGGCCAAATAATGTTTTCTGGAAATCCTTGTTGTTGAGGAACATCTCTTAATTTTTGTCTGTATTCTAACCAAGAATCAACTTGGGCTTGAGAAAGCCTAGAAACGGCAGAGGGTAATTCAATCCAATCTGATTTCATAAGCAAATCATTTCGCTCGGTTCTTTTTTTGATAAGTGAAATAGCAAGTTGATTTTGTATAAATCTTTCTTTGTCTATTTCAAATTGCAATATTTCTTCTGGCGTTGCATCCCGAATTACGCCATCGACAGATACTTTAAAAGAGTTATTTTCCATTATGCAAACCCATAAAGTGTGTATGTACCGGTGGAACCAAGATTACCCGCATTAACACTAATAGAAATTCCTGTAATGCTGCCTGTATTTTTATAACCAAAAGTAGTCAAGAGGCCTTGCTCATTTGGATGTGTATTTGAAGAAATAAACCCACTTGTACCTAATCCATTTACTCGATTTATATCCATAATTATTGAATTTGGTGAGGTAACAGAAGGAACACCAGCCATTATAGGAATAGACGTCTGAGTAGTTGCAGAAGCAACATTATATACATAAGCATTTAATGTCATCTGCTGATAAGCGTAATTACTACTGCTATCAACAGCACCGCCGGTATAAAATTGAAGATTAACAGGGTAACTACCGCCAAAGGTCGAAAGAAGGTTTGAAAAAATAAGTCTATAATTGGTATATGTGTTGCTAAGACCACTTGTTAGAGTGAATGCACCTACAGCTCCCACACTACCTGAAGATATTAAGACAAGCCCACTTGAACCACCCGTCGCAGCAATTGTAATTGAACCTGTGCTGTTGGTGATGGTTATTCCAGTACCTTGGGTCAGCGTAGTGCGTGTAAATCCTGAACCATTACCAATATCTAACGCCCCGTTTGCCGGGGTTGACGACAGCCCAGTTCCTCCACTACTAACCGCTAACGCGGTTGACAATCCGGCAGCGGTGCCAGTCGTGTTTTGATTCAGCGTTGGGATATCCGCAGCGACAATTGCTCTAAATGTAGGAGCGCCAGCGGAACCATTGGGTGCAGCTAAAACGTAGTTTGCTGTCTTTGATGCATATGGATTCTGGGTGTCCCCGTAGCTGGCCGCCAAGCTAATCGCAGGAGTTGAACCGCCAGAAGATGCAACGGGCGAAGTTCCCGTGACAGAAGTAACAGTTCCGCCAGAACCAGATGCCGCAATCGTAATTCCACCCGCGCTGTTGGTAATTGTTACTCCAGAACCAGCAGTCAACGTAGTGCGCGTAAATCCTGAACCATTACCAATGTCCAATGCGCCGTTTGCTGGGGTTGTGGTCAGCCCCGTTCCACCGTTAGCAATTGGCAAAGTTCCCGTAACGCCGGTGGTTAAAGGCAGCCCAGTAGCATTCGTAAGAACACCGCTGGCGGGGGTGCCAAGCGCCGGAGTTACAAGTGTTGGAGAAGTCGATAGGACGTTGCTCCCCGAACCCGTTGAGGTGGTAACTCCTGTCCCACCATAACCAACCGCCAATAAGCCAGAATTAATGACAGTAGCCGAAGTCGAGGCAACCTTTACGAAGTCCGAGCCGTTCCAAGCAACAATTGCTTTTTCACTGGCAAGGAGCGTTACTCCCGTCGTGGGTCCAGCGCCAACAATCTTGACCGTGTACGTCCCTGACGTATTGTTAATTATGTAGGCTTTGCTTGCTGCCGGGGCCGTGATGGTGATATTGGCCGACGCCGGGGACGCAATGATGATGGCGTACTGAGAGGACGTAGACCCAAGACTTGAACCCGTAGTCTTAGTGAGCGTGGTATCGGTCGTGACGGTCACGGACCCAGCAACTGCCGAGTCAATATAGGTAGATATGTAGTTGTTAACCGTGTCGCCCCACGTACCGGACAACTCTCCGGTTGCTGGCAACGCAAGCCCAATAAGCGACGTATACGAAGTAGCCATTTCAAATCCTTAGATGTCGGTCCAGTTCGGCGTTTGGCCCGTGGAGATTGTAGACCAGTTTGGGGTTTCCGTATTGTTTATTGCGGCCCAGTTTGGTGTCTGTGAATCGTCGATCAAGTTCCAAAGGAACGCGGCAATAACAGAATCAGAAATCCCAGCGGCTTCGGCAACCGCTGAATAAAAAGCAACGACTGCCAATACCGAGTCAGCCCCGCTGGCAGTTTCTGAAATGTTTGTTGCAAAAGTTTGTGCAGCGGATACCGCGTCAACACCACTAGCCGCTTCGGCAAGAGAAGAACTAAATAACTGCGCCGCAGAAACTGCGTCAACCCCACTTGCCGCTTCTGCAACAGCGGCAAAGAAAACAAAATTGGGAGAAAGCGAGTCGACGCCACTTGCCGCTTCAGCGATAGCTGACGCAAACAACTGAACAGCCGATAAGACATCTGCTCCGCTTGCTGCCTCAGAAACAAAACTAAATAAAATAAAATTGGCAGAAACCGAGTCAATACCACTGGCAGCTTCACTAAGGTCAGAATAAAAAACTGCTTGGATTGATGGGACATCTGCAATGCCCGCTGTTTCAGAAACAACGCCAAATAAAAAAACACTTGAAGAAATAGAATCGACACCGCTCGCGGCCTCTGCAACAGCCGAGACAAATAATTGCGCTGCGGATATTGAGTCCACACCGCTTGCCGTTTCTGCAACGGCGCGGTCATAGCCAGACCCACCCCAAGCGGATATGCCCCATCCACCGGAACCCCACCCGCCTTCAGCCACGCTTTCATCCTTTAGGTAGCAGTCAAGCTAAACGTGTACGTCACATTTAGCGTATCACCAGAAGCAACCGTACGGTCACCCGGAGCGGAGAAGTCGGCAGCAGAAAACAACGTACCCGCCGTACCCGACTTTGCACTACCACTTGTCAGGAACGCGCCACCAACCGTAGCAGTAGCGTTGATACTAAATGCAGCGGGGGAAGCCGAGTTGGTTGCCACTGACGGGTTAGCCGTCGTAGCCGTAGCAAAAGTACAAGCCACACGGGTCGCGTTACTATATGGAACCGCTTCGGTCCAGCCAGCGTGACTAGCCATCGTGTCACCAGCCGCAGGAGTGTTTGAAGCCCCGGCACCATACAGCCCGATATACCACGTAGTGATTTGGGTCACGCTAGTCAGCGCCGAGCCCGCCATATATGCAAGACCCGCATTGACAACCAAGTTGTCCGTCTCATCTGCCCACTTCAGTTTTCCATCTGGGCCGAAGCACTCAAAACGGAAAACGCCTTTGGCTGCTGCTTTTTGTTCCATGATTACCCTAATTAGATGACCGAATCAACGCATCCGTTGCGTTGTTGGTAGGAAGCGCGATGGTAAACGTATTACCAGAGACCGTCTTGTCCGCCCCAAAGTCCAGCACCGCGATAGACCTGTTAGCTTTACTAGAATTATAAATCAAAGCCGCGCGAGCTGTAAACGAAGCAGCGGGCCAGCTAGGGTTGTTAAAACTGACGTACGCCGTGTACTCCGAGGAGTTAACTGTCACCCCAGTAATCACCACACCCCCAGCCGTGTACCCTGTACCCGTGATTTCGTTGGTAGTGGAGTATGCAGTGGTGCTTTCATTAAGGGTGGCGTCCCCGGTATACAGCGCAATCTTTAAAGTGTCGGTCGTCAGGTTATGAATTGCCTGATACAACTCCGCCTTAAAACTTGTGGTCTGAGTCTGGATAATAGACATTAAATCACCGGCACGCGGGTCTGACCACTGCGGTACGCATCCTGACGATCTTTACCATCGCCCAACTGTTTGAGCAGAATCAAGGAGTTGTCGTACATACCCTTGTAGACCGCAATCAAATCTTGCTCACCTTTCATAAACCGGATGGCTTCAACCAATGCACCGTTGAGCAAAGCGGAATCAAAATTATCCCCAAGCCACGTGGTCCCAGCGGTCACTATAGACTCTGGATAGTAATAATAGTGCAGCTCCGCGTTATAGAGCACATCGGGGGTTGGCCCAAGGATAAATGTCAACTCTTTTGGATCTACGGATTGAGGTCCAAAAATGGCGTAATGCGCAGGGGTTCCGGTATCCGTGGGGTTTGGGTACGCCTCGCGGATAAAGTTTACATCTTTGTTAAGAAGGAACGTATACGCCCCGCCCGTAGGGAAAACCGCCAACGAATAGACGGATAAAAAATCACTGGGGCAGGACAGGTATTTATTGTTTGCGGCAATCGTACCGGTCACGTTTTTTCGCAAGTTAGGCAGTTGGACCGTGTTATAGATCTTCTGCTCCGACTGCTGCGTAAACATAGCCAATTGATCAGCGGTGAACGAATTCTCCGTGATGTCTTGGATGTTTACACACAGATCGGCGTAGTTCATGCCATCGGACCCCGAGACATTTTACCTTTAGTGGCAGCACCAGTTCCCCGCATCTGGATACCAGAGGTCTTGGGTGGTGGGCACTCGCTACTTGAAATGTTGCTAACGCTGACGCACAGGTCATCAAGGCTCATCGAGCGAGACTTTTTACCGTAGCCGCTGTTGCTCAGATCAACACTAGCTTTCCCAGTCATGTCATGCGGTGCGGCGTAGGTCGAAGCAGGTCCAACTTCTTTGCCGCCCTTTTTTATACTGAAGCCACCCATTACCGCCCCCTCGCGCCGCTGCGCTGGTTCATGGCACGAGACAAATTCTTCCCGTACTTCATGCGGTCGTCCGTGGTCGGGCCACCGGCTTTCATCTTTTTTGCGCCGGGGTGCATTTTCTTCTCGTGAGCACGGACTTCCGTGTCCGCGATAGCTTTAACTTCTTTCTTGTCCATCACGGACTCCTATGATGTCGTAACCGTTACTGTACCAACGTATGTCGTTGCAACCAAGTAGTTTGGCGTCAAAGGATCATCAAACCCCCTAGATCCGCCAACTGGATTCCAACCCCACTGAAAAATTCTACTGCCTTCTGACGGAAACCCAATCACGTTTGTACCAGACTGATAGTAACTAAGGTCTTTACGAGGTTCCCGCAGTGCCTGAGGATCGTCAATCGGATACATACCAAGCTGTAGCTGTGGCTGATCCGGCGTCCAACACTGAGGGCAGACCTTGATGTTGACTAGCTTTGTCTTAACTACTAGCTTTTTGAGATCCTTTAACTTGTACCGAAACCCGCACATGTCGCATTCGGCAATAGCGATCTTGCCAGAGGCGAACCGATTACCCATTAGCTGCTACCGATAAAATACTGTCTAGGTACAAAACGATCCGCTGCTTTTTCCCGGTCCTCAGAAGCCGCTAACCCCCATTGATACTCATATTCAGTCTTTAGCATATCAAGGCGTTGCGCCCCCTCAGGGATCTTCATGGCTATATAGTAAGCCAGCCCTGCGGTAAGGCAGGGTAAGAAACGGAAGTTCACATCAGCCGTGTTGCTACCTGTGTCGATGTTGTCCATCCGACGCAACCGCCAATAGACAAATGTGTAGTAGGGGCTACCGCTTGGACCTTGATCTGGAATAGGCCAGACGGTGATAGTCGGAATAGCTTGCTTGCGGTCAATATAGACTTGGATTGGACGCGCTTGACTAAGTTTGTTTGGAATAGTCGCGTATGTTGAGACGCTAATGCGCGTGATGGTTAGATCCGCTTGAGTAGCAGAGTTGCCTGACCCCGTACGGATTACATGCTCTAGCAGGTCTACCGTGTCCGCCGGTAGGTTGTACGTTGCCGTACCTTGGACCAAAGGGATTGAGCCAGACTCAATCGTCCACATGTTGATACCACGGTTAGCCCATTCAGCCATCATGATGTTGGCACTACGCCGCGCCGTCCGAAGATCATAGCCGGTACGCATCTCACGCCCTGCACGTTCCCACGCTTCTTCAGCGAGTTCCGTGAAGTTCATGTCAAAGTTGGCGACCCCGGATACTGTCATTTTTTCGCCGTCTTAGCAGAGTCGATAAAGTCTTGCTTGGAAGGAGCGCCCTTGGCTCCGGGCTTCCTCATCTTTTCGCCAGAGCCTTGGGCGATACGTTTACGTTTGGCGTTAATGTTGTCGTACAGACCAACATGCCCGCCTTCAGCGTACATGGCTACCTGATTCGGATCATCCTTGCGGGTGATCTTCTTCTTACCGGGCATTTTGGATGGGTCAATCTTCCCCATCCCACGGCTGGCTAACATCAGCACATACCGCCGCCAGCCATCTTGGGCCGCTTGAGTTTGGTCTTGCCACGTTGAGCGCAGCCGTCAATCGAGCCGCCCTTGGCGTAGCCTTTAGCTTCCGCTTTCTCGTGTTTGATCATAGAGGCTGGAGCGCCCTTCTTTTTCATGAAGGACAGTTCTTTGCCAATCATTGCTTTCGATTCAGCCATTTCACCACCTTTGGAGAATTTGCGGCCTTTGTCAGCCGCTGAAAAGTCTTTACCTACGGACTGGGGCACACCAGCTTTCTTAGCAAACGAAGGCGAATGGGCAATCGCCTCCATGAAATTGTGCTGTTTCTTGCTGGTGCTAGGCATTACACCATCCTGCCTTTGGTTTTACCACGTTGTGCGCAACCGTCTGCGCGACCGACCAGACCGCCTTTCTTAAAGGCCGGGATCTTGCCACCTTTCTTGTTCGCGTACCTCTCAGCGGATAACCCGTCGTCCGACAAGTCCTTTACGCGATTACGAGCCGTTTCCCTACCAGAAATATACTCTTGCATTGCAAGATCGGGTTTGCGTTCTTTTTCTAGGATGGTCGAACTACGGTTGTTAGCCCGATCCATTAATTCTTTACCGGCTTTGGAAACCCCTTTACCAGTTGGTTTGATAGTTTTGGGTTCGGGCCGCACGGTTCCGCGAGGATCTTTAGTTGCTACCCGTTGCTTGTTAACAGCTTCCATGGCTTGGTCCTTCAAAGAACCTCTGCCTTTTTCCATTAACTTCTTACCGGCTTCGGAAGGTCCCTTGCCAGTTGGCTGGATAGCGCCAGACTTGGTTTCGGCTTTTGGTTCAGCTTTAGGAGCTTCTTTTGGCGCGGGTTTAGGACCGCTGCGTGCAGCTTCAGCGGTAACATTACCTTCGTCGTCAAATAGTTTGCCCTGCTTAGGTTCTCTCTTTGGAGATACCCGCGTGGCTTCCGCAGTGGGATTGCCCTTGGCGTCAAACAACTCACCCTGTTTGGGCGCTGGCTTTGAGTCTAGTTTTGGTTCAGTCCTAGGAGCTTCTTTGGGCGCTGGTTTGGTGAACTCATCATACGCTTTTCTAGCCGCACCAAAACCAGCACGGGCCATGGCTGGGAGCTTGGAAGCCCCAAGAGCAATGGTCTCAACCGGACCCATCATGGTCTGTTCGACAGCACCACTACCAACTCGCTTGAGCCGTTCTAGCTCATTCTTCTTCTTGGTGTCGACGCTATCGTCGCTATCATCCGCTCCTACATAGCTAGGTTTAGAAGATGCGGCTGGAGTTTTTTCAGCGGCAGGGGCCGGTGGCTTGGGTTTGGGTTTGCTGACCGGCATCAAAGACTGGCGGTACTTTTCTGCTTTTTTAGCATCCCCGGCGATAGTAACGCTGCTAGATTCCGCGCCTTTATCAGAGTCCGCACGTTCTTCCTCTTTAGTTAGAGGCGTTGGAGGAATTTCTCTGCGCCCCGAAGGTGGGGGTGCTTTTGCAGGTTCTCCATCGCCGTCATCGCGCCGTCTACCTTGCCCCGGACGTAGGGAGGGATTCATCATCCCCGACGCTGAAGTCGAAGCGTAACGCTCTCGCGAGTCGTCAATTTCCGCAGCTTCAGATGGTTTGCGAAGATTGCGAGCACGGTTGCTAAAATCCGTGTATGAAAACGGATCGCCCGAACCTGCGCCTACGGCTCCGCCTTCATCGTAGCGCTTAAATTTTTTGAGCTTTCTCACTTGTGCTGCTCCATAAGCCGATCAATCTTACTTTCAAGACGATCAAGGCGGTCAAAGATGCGGTTGATGTCTGCGTCTAGTTGTGTCTTGGTAACGTACTCTTTGGCGATCTCTTCGCGGGTCTTGTTAATCAGTACTTGAAGGCGTTTTACCTCGTCGAAGACGCTCTTGAGGAAGAATCCCGCAACGCTGACGCCTACCGAAAGAACTGCGTTCCAAATAGTATGTTCCATCTCAGCACTTCCACTTTTTCAAGTATGACATCAACTGTTCAGCACGAGAAGAGCTGTCACCCACATTTCCAGCCGCCAAATTACACCGACTGCACAGCAAATCACGAACTTCATTGGTGATGTGGTTATGGTCTACGCAAGGGCGGTCTGATATTTTTCCTTCGATATCAAACGCTACGGAGCAACACGCACATTTTCCGCCTTGCGCCAAAAGTTTTTCAGCAAACTGAGCCGCAGATATACCATACTTTGCGGGTAAGTTGTACTTACGCACTTCTACTTTTGTGCAAGATTTACACGCATACGACAAGCCCGAAGTTTGGGTCTTGTTTTTATTAAACGCGGTTGGAAGTTTCCACTCTTTGCATTTGCTACAACGATATCTTCCCTGCCCGTCAGGAGCTTTGGGAACTCTTCCCCAGTCACGTTTTGTGTTTAACATGCCCACTTCCTCAGGCTTTTGTTAATCCGGCTGTTTGGGTCTTTGGCTGTTTTCGCTGAGGTAAGTTTCGACTTCATGCCTTCCATTCTCGAACAGAAGCTCTTCCTTCTCCCGGCGTCTTCTTTCGTTTTTGGTTTCGGGGCGGGGGGCTTTAAGTTCATCCCTTGTGATTTCGCGGACGCGCGTCCCTTCGCATTCAGACCCCCTTTGGGGTCCTTTCCTTCTGCTCTTTGCCATGCAGGAGATTTAGCCATGATTACTGCTGGTTAGCTTTGTACGCAGCCACAAGGGTGTCATAGTCCGTACCAATCTGTGCCTTGAGCGCATCACGAACTCGGGTGGCTTTGCTCTGCTCTACCTTTTCCGTGCGTAGCAGATTGCGGATTCTGTCCCGATATTGATGCTCAGAAATAGTAAGTACAGCATCATCATCAAGGCTTTCAGGCAACTTGTCAATAGCAGCCTCTTTGTACTGAACCAAATCATCCGGCCAGCTTTCCTGCGGTAGTGCAGCAAGCATCACGGCGTAGTTGTCTACGTTGATTTGATACTGATAGATTTCCATCTCACGGCCAAAAGCGGCAACAATGAGGTTGTTCAGATGTTCTTGGTCGGTGACCATTAAAGTTCCTTTTAGTTAAGGTGAAAATCTTATGCCCGCTGTTGCACCAGTGTTCAGACCAACTGGGGCTGCATATTTAGTTCCAAAACCAGTAGCGTCTGACCAAGGGTGCGCAGCAACCCCAAAAGGTGAAGTAGCTATTCCTATGCAAATATCAGTGCCAGCAGCATTAAACGCAGCACTGTATGAATCGCTTGATATTGTAGGAGATGGGCCTGTATATAAAGTTCCAAAGCCGCTTCCAGAAGACCAAGCATAAACTCGAATAGCCGGAGAAAAAGTATGTGATACTGCAATAGCACTACCTGAAGGACTAAAGTTTACGGCGGTTCCGTTGCTAGCTGGCAATGTAGCCGGGTTTGCATATTTAGTCCCAAATCCAGCAGACCAAGGGTAGGCGGTAATATATGGAGACGTCTGATGAGCTATTGCAATAACATTACCAGCAGGACTAAATGCTACGCCGTTTCCTGTACCAGTCGGCAAGGTCGACGGGTTTGCATATTTGGTGCCAAAACCAGTAGACCAAGGATAAGTTGAAATATATGGAGACGTACCGTGAGCAACTGCTATTGCAGTCCCTGCAGAATTAAATGCTGCCTCTACCCCATAACCGGTTGGTAGCGTAGATGGATTAGCGTATTTAGTCCCAAATCCAGCAGACCAAAGATAAGCAGAAATATATGGAGAGCTATCAATTCCTATAGCAATAACATTCTCAGCCGGATTAAATCTTGGACCAATCGCTACCCCGCCTATAACTGGGGATGGGTTTGCGTATTTAGTTCCAAACCCAGTACTAGAAGTCCAAGGGTAAACGTTAATATATGGTGACGCCCCAAAAAACGCAATGGCTACTGCACTACTGCTAAATGCAACGCTAGGGCCAGCGTATGCGGCGCTAGATGGAAGAACTGATGGATTTGCATATTTAGTTCCAAACCCAGTACCAGAAGCCCAAGGAAATGCGTAAATATATGGGCTTGTACTGTTTGACACTACAATAGAGGAACTTGCGCCGCCGCTGCTAGGCTTTCTAAAAAACTTACTGGTTGAAAACATCAGAAGTTTGCCCCTGATTGAATCCCGTACCAGTTTGTGCCATCAGAAATAAAGGTGTAGAAGTCGTACTTTGTGTTGGTCAGCGTAGCTGTTGGAGCCGTGCCTCCGGGCCACTTGAGCGTTCCAGATGGCGTGGCAAACGTCAACGTCGTAGGCGTCGAGGCGTACAGCACCTGCACCGTCAAAGACTTCCCACTCGCAACCGCAGGCAGCGTGATCGCATTTGCTCCAACCATTGTCGTAATGGTTTGAAAGGTTCCGTTGGTCAAATCAAGCGTGATCGCATTACCCGTAACCGTCGCCGCATATCGGGTTTCAGTGTAGTTTGTAATCGTTGGGTTGGTCAGCGTCTTACTGGTAAACGTCTCGGCTCCAGCTAGAGTCGCAAGTGTTCCCGTCGTAGGCAACGTAACAGCGGTTGTGCCGGAAACCGTAAGTGTTGTTCCAAAAGCCCCAGATATGGTAATCGTGCTGGCTGTGTTATTTGCTACGCCAGTGCCACCTCTGTTTGGAGCTACTGCAACCCCGTTCCACGTTGCTGACGTAATAGAACCGGGATAGTCAAGGGTATTCGTTGACCACGAAGTGTTGCTAGGAGTCTGGTCATGTCTGTCCCAACTGCCCGCAGAGGTTGCATTTGATAACAGAACAACTGTTACATACCCGCCAGAAGGAACAGAAACAACTAGCGTAGACGAAGCATTATTTACGGTTATTGCGCCGCTAGACTGGTTGTTGTTGAACGAAAAGATTGTGCCGTTTGGTAATGTGGTTGCGTTTGGCAACTGAATAACTTGTCCACCAGAACCCGTGACGTTATATACAGGCGTTGATGCCGCCGTCAGCGTGATTAAAGTTCCAGACGCGGCGACACTTGTAAATCCGTTGAACGTAGCGTTGGTAGTGATGTTTCCGTTAGCGTCACGCAAAGTTACCGAGTTTGCACCAGAAGACGCTGTAACTCCAGTGCCACCACTAGCAACAGCCAAAGTACCGGCTACCGTAACTACACCGCCTGTTGCGGTATTGGGGGTTAATCCCGTAGACCCAAAGCTAACCGTAGTAACACCACCAGAAAATGGTTCTGTAAGCAGGACAATTCCGCTGCTTTCTCCGGCAAGGACAACTGACATCGCAACCCCTTAATTATGCTAAACCTGATCCACCACCTTGGATGATGGTCAAAGTAGCAGTGCCAGAAGACGAAGGAGACGCCGGGGAAATAACCCGAATCCCGCGAACAGGGTACGAAATGTTTGAATCCGCAGTAACTGTCTTTGTCACCAGCGTTGGGTGATTAGTCCAGTTGCCATTGGCGGGGTCGTACCCCGGAGCAAACACATCGTCAAACGTGTACTGCACCGTATAGGTAATAGTGCCCGTGACTACCACATTCAAAGCAATGTTTGCCGGAGAAATGTAGTGGTCAATCGGGCACACCCGCGATACAACCTGCGTACCAGCGCCGCCGGTAATCGTGTAAACAACTGGGCGCATATCAGCCCCTTAGTTTTGCGTACTGGTCGGGTACATCGCGCCGTCGGAGCCTTTGACGACATACATAATAAACACAGTAGCCGCGCCAGTTGTCAAACTAGTTCCAGCCATCGTGTAAGTCACTTGTGCATCAGTGGCACCGACGTTTAGCCAGCCGCCGGGGGTCGTAGCGTTAGCGTTTAGATTGACCGCGCCTACGCTAGTAATCGTGCCCGTAGTCGTAAAGTCAACCCCGCCAATGCTAAGTTTAAGCGTTGTTGCAGCACTAAAAACGGTAGTAGTTACAACTGTAACGTGCGTAACCATTGCGCCAGCAGGGAGCACAAACGCATTACCAGTCAGCGTACCGAACGCGACGTTAGCCTGTTGCGCAACAACAGCCGCGCCCATATTCTGTGTAGTATCCGCAGTGGTGCCAGTGGTGTACTTGTTAGTGCCAAGCAGCCAAGGGCCAAGGTGGGAAGCGAAACCCATAATAAATCCTCAAATCAAAACTTGCTGTCTCTTGAGGGAAGTCTGCCTAGTCAGTCAGCAAGTCGGGTGGTCTAGGTATGTGCCTTTATAACATTGTTTTTGGAGACGCGCAATAAAAAGGGCCCCCGAAGGGGCCCCCAATCAGCCAGAGGCTAGATTGATTAGCTCGAACCGGGCGAGCCGTACATACCAAGCGGATCAGACACGCCGAACGAATAACGCTCACGAGCCTTATACCGCACGTTACCGGTATCAAAGTCACCGTCCATCGAAGTGGAAAGTGGCACACGCACGAAGTGCTTCAGACCGTTAGGAACGTCCGTGGTCAGGAACCATGCGTTCGTGTCGGTCAAGAAGTGGTTAACGGTGTAACCCTCAGGGATCGAACCGTTGTTCTTCAGCGCGTTGATATCGTTGTCGGTAGTGCCAACGCGGAGGCTGGTTTCCAACAGACGGGTCGCAACGAACATCAGAGCAGGCGGGATGATCAACTTCTTCGGCTTAGCGGCGATCAGCAGACCACGCTCGTCCGTCCACGCAGCGATCTGAATCACTGCATTTTCAAGAGCGGTTTCGTTAAGATCGGCAGCGGTCGAAGGGGTGTTACTGTTAGTACCACCAGAGACCAGCGGGTGAGCCGTGCTAAACAGGGGCTTACCGTCACCATACGTGAACGCGGCGTTAAAACCGTTGTTCAGAATGGTGGCAGCTTTAACCTGCTTGGTGTACGACATTGCGCGAGCCAATGCTTTGGTGTAACGGCTGGACAAGCTGTCATACAGGTTGTCTTCCATTGCTTCTTCGGTAACCGAGAAGCCCATCGCAACAGTCTCGTGGTTGTAACGAGCGGTCCATGCTTCTTGTGCGTTGTCGTACGAGATTGCCTGACCTTCGTTTTTAACCGGCGCAGCACCAAAGCCCGAAAGCTTGGTCTCTTCTTCAAATGAACGCTCAGAGGTCTCGGTGTCGTAGATCTCTTTGTGTTCCTCGCCATAGCGAGCATACTCAAGACCGAACAGGGCGTTGAGGCCCGGAAGCAGTTCTTTGAGTAGTTGGGCGCGTGAAATAGCCATGATTTACTCCTTAGACGCCAGCGGCGAGCAGATAGCTGTGGTAACCGAAGTTCCAGCCAACGATCACTTCTGGGAAACCGACGAACGAAACAGATGCGCCAGAGGTGGCGGTCACTGCCGAACTAACGGTAATGGTAGAAGTGCTAGTTACAACGCCGGTAACAACCAAAGTTGAAAGCGTTGGGAACGGTGCGGTGCTTGCGCCCGAATACACGGTGCCACCAATCGTCACTGCCATACCGGGCTGGATACCGGCGGTAGAAGCAACAGTGAAAGTGGTCGCGTTTGATGGGCTGCTCGACAGGGTGGTCGCAACCGTAACGGCTGTTTCCCGAACCAACTCAACAACGCGCAAACAAGGCGAAGTTGCCGAGCCAGTGCCAACCGTCTGAACGATGTTTCCAGCTACAGAGCTAGACACGGTGGGGTTAGCACCGGACACGCCCATTGCTGAGTTACCAGTCGTCGTGCTACCGGAATTACCGGCGACGAGGAAGGCGTTCGTTCCAACAAACCGTGGCGACATGTAGCCAACCGTCGTGCCGGTGTTAGCTTGCGTATTAGCCGAGCCTTGAGCCTGAGTAACAACACATGCCTTAAACAGCGCGGTGGGGTTGTCCATAACATAAGCAATCATGCCGGGCTGGTTAGTACTAGCTGGGTAGTACTGGCCTTGCAAGTTACCAAAGATGGGAGGAGTACCGGGGTACTGCGCACCCAACATCACACCAATGATCTGCCCTGCCGCCGCTGCGGTGGTGCTGTTGGCGTTGTAAGGGGTGATGACTGCGTTACCACCAGACAGACCGATAACGTCGCCGTTAAACAGGTTCGTCGCGTAGTTCTGTGCAATCGGAATCATCCGGGTAGACCCAGCGAACGGAATACCGCCCATCAGGTTGACCGGCACTAGCCCGTATGGGCCATTAATAACCGGATAAGCCATTTAAAGCTCCTAAAAATTAATTACTTTTACCGAAACTTACCTCAGTCCGCCGCTCTTTAAAGAGAGGCATCTTGGGGTTATTCTCGCGCATGAAGTGGCTATCAATCGAATTCATCTGACCATCGGTCTGCTTTTGATAAAAGTCATTCCGTTGTTGAACGAATTCACTAGGTGTTTTGCAAAGCATCAACCCGCCGATCACAATACTATCTTTAAAGCGAGCATCTGCATCGCTATAGACGTGGACTTCGGGGTGGTCTTCCGCACGCACCGGCTCCCAACCTTCGCGTAGCTTCGCGGAAATATTAGTAGGATCGTTTTGCCCAAGTGTTGCAACACGAATCCAACGGTAAGACCAGCCGTCTTGAGGCTTTGGGTCTGGCAACAGAGTTGGTGGTGCCCACTGTTTTGGACGCTCCGCAGCTACGCGGGATTCAACGGCACGATCATCACGGTTTTGTTGGACTGGTTTCATTTAGGCGCGTTCCTTCCGCATTTCCAAAGCTACTTGCTTTGCGTAAAGTTCTAGGGGAATTCCGAGACGTTTCGCCAAGTTGACCTGACTCGACTTCAGCACGATTTTCTTTGGCGCAGTGCTGCGTGTTGCCGGGGCCACTACGTTCGACCGTCTGGGCTGACTACTAAACTTCTCTGGGAACTTCTCACGCATACGGGCGTCGATACGCTCGTAATATGCATCAGACTGAGGATTAATCCCTTCCTCTTCGACCAGCCTCTCATGCACTGCGAGAGCGAAGCCAGTCATTTCCCGGTCTTTGTTGAACCAGCTATTACGGTCTTTCCACCGCAACGCCTTATCATCTACAGTCGGGGCCTCCCTCGCAGGACTTGGAGGCTGTGGTTGCCTTTGTACCACATTTTCCTGTTCTTGCAAAGATTTTTGCCTTGCCGCGTCAATCCGGTCAGCTTTGAGCTTTGCATTGGTGAATGCCTCTTGTGCTAAGACTAGCGCCTCGGAATCACCAGACTCGTATGCGGCTTTAAATTGGGCTTTAGCTTGAGCAAATTCCTGCGCGGCAACCGTCTTTGCCTGATCCAGAATAACCCTGTGGTTATTCCCCATGGAACTCTTTAGCTGCTCATTCTCAGCGAGGATGCGCTGCGCAATACTAATAGCCTCTTCCCGCTCACGTATCGCGGACTCTTTATGGCGACGCTCTTCATGACGGGCTTTGCTCAAATGCGACAGGCGATCACGCAAGCGCGTGTCTTTGTACCGAGATAGCTCCTCGTCGGTAACCTCATCCGGCTCGTCCTCCATAGGCTTGCGCCCACGGTCCTCGGCAGGGGTATCGTCGACAACCTCTAGCTTTACCGGCTCGTCTTCGTCTTCGATTTCAAACTCGACCTTATCTTCTTTCCCGTCTTTTGCATTAATTTCCACCTCATCGGGAAACTTAAAATCGTTTTTTTCCATATCAGCCATGGATATCTCCTTAGTTTACGCGGCCAATGCCACGGGGATCTTCAACCACTGCCTCAATTGAGTCGTCATTAATTAGACGGAACTCCCGGCCATGGATCTTGAAGCGCGTACCTGTGTTGGCGCGGCACATGATGAAGTCGCCTTTTTTGCACCACGGGCCAGTGGGGAACCGGGTGGTGTCGGAGTACGCCATATCACCAAGCTCGACTACGAAAAGGACATTTGAGAGGAGTTGTTCGTAGTGCACAGTCGTGTTGGCCTTGAGGATTCCGTTCTCGTATTCCTCGTCAATGTCAGGCAATGTCACAAGGATCTTATAGCCTTTGGGCTGGGGTAGCTGGGTAGCTTTCTGTTCTTCGGTCTTATTTAGCAGCAGCGATAGATCCACGGCGTCATTCATTCTCAAATTCCTTCATACGATCAAAAAGTTCCTCAAGGTCTTGATTTGCTTGGAGTAGACCTTTGATGACTCCAACCGCTTCGCGGTACTCTGCAACGTCTTTAGCGCCACCAGAACTCAGGAAGTCCGTGATTGACTCCCTCCTGCTCTGATTGCGTTCTTGTAAATATCGGAACATCCGTTCATCCATTTATTTCCCCTGTGGGCGGTTAGCCTGTGCTCTGACCTGCGCGGCCCGAATGTTTGCGTCAACCCCGATCCGATCCCGCTCAAGCTGAAGTTTCTGTTGTGCAATCTGAGCGTCAGTCTGGTCTTTCTGAGTCTTGCGTTGCACGTCTTGCTGCTTGATCTGCAACTCAGCCTGCTGCAACTGGATGAGAGGATCTTGTGCCACTTGCTGCGCCTGTTGTTGAGCCGCCTGACCTTGGTGAATCTGGAGTAGCTGCTGGCTGGCCTGCGCGACCATGCGTGACAACTGAACCTCAACTTCTGGAGGCATCTCGGCATCTGGCGCTGGCATATGCACGCCCATCCGGTCCTCGATCTGCTTGCGATACGCAAACCCTAGGTGTTCAGCAATGTGTGCTTGCATGGATGCCATCAACATCTGAGCCTGAGGGTTCTGGCCCATCTGCTTCATGATCATCGGATCTTGCATGAACGAATTGTGCGTTGCAATATGCGCGTCGTGGTCCTGATAGATAAACGCTTTTACAGGTTTACCCTTGAGCACTGACATATTCTCGCTTATCGGATCACGAGGCTTCTCGTCATCCTCGACCGGAACCAAGTCCTCGCCATTCTTAATACCAAGGATCTCGATCATCTGCCGGTGCAGGTTTGGCAGGTTGTAGATCTGAGGCGCGGTGCTCGCTAACTGGATAACAGCTTGGTACTGCATGATGCGTTGTGCCATCGTGCTGCTGTTGGGGTCGCTGACCGGTATGACCTCCACCATGTCATAGTCAGCTTGCTTGACCTTGCGGTCAGACGTGAAGTCTGGCGTGTAGCTATACTCCGGAGGCGTATAGTCTCGGATGATGTTCTTGAGGAGCTTGAACTCCTCCTTCATCGAGAAGTGCACCCGTGCCTGCACGGCAGACATCGTTTTGAGAGTGCGCTCAAGCAGAGCCAGCGTGGTCCCGACAGGCGCATTTGCACTCATATCAGATATGTTCATATCTGATATAGCACCAAGCCTGCGACCTTCCTCCGTGATCTTGTCCAACAGACCAGACAGAACCATCGAAGGTTCTTTGTACGGCAGCGGCATTACGTTGTCTTTCAACGCTCCGCTAGGAATGTCCACGTCCCTAAACTCTCCGGGGGAGATGGGCGTGTCGTCGCCTTTGATCCGCAACCCCCGTGTCTTCAGTCCACCCGGCAAGTTAGAGAGAGTACCAGCGTCGACAAGCTGACGAATAAGAGAAGTACCGGCACGAGCATAGCCACCAATAATATGAATAAGGCCCATGCCATACACTCCGAACCCCGGAATGTAGTTGTACTGCACGAAGTGCTGTCGCTTGAGTCGTTTCTGGTCATCTGGGTCCCAATTGCGACGGATTGCTAGAACTTTCTGAGTCCCACGCTCATACGTGATGATGTACGGCAGGGCGATCTCGTCAGGGTCCTCATATCCCGGCAGGTCGTAGTCAATATGGACTTCGCACGTCTGATACCGGTCATCGTCAGTAATAGAGTAGCCTTGCTCGTCGGCTTTCTTCTTCTCGATGTCGGTTGCGATACTGACAGGCTCGCCAAGCTCAACGTCACGGTAAAACCTAGCTACTTGCAGCTTGCGGATCTCGTTTTTGGTCTTACGCATCATGTGCGTAACACGCTCAGCCGTCTGGAGGTTTGACGCCCCGTACGGCATGATCAGGTCTTCAGCCGAGACATATAGCGATACTTGGCGATCTAGGGACGGGTCAAAGTAGACCTTCTTGAACGCAGCACCAGCAAGTCCAAGGCTAAACAGCATGCGCTCATGCTCTGAGCGATACTCCGTCATTTTCTCGGTAAGCTGGTAGTTCATGTCATCCCTGACACGATCCGCCGCTTCTTCCTTAATCTCGTCAATTTCGCCAATAATCTGGGTTTTTACCGGCCCTTGAGCCGGAAAAGTCTCCATAATTGTCTCGGCTTGGAACCTGATAGCCGCCTCGGTCAGCACGGTGGAGAACACGCCACATGCGCCATCCCACGGCTCGGTACGCTGCTCATACTTGAGCCCAAGCACTTCTAGGCCCCGCACGTAGGTATCTGCCCAGTCTTTTCGACTATTAATGTCTGCCGTTACTAGCTCGTCGATGTCATCTGCGATGCCAGAAAGCTCGCTTTCCGACATAAATTCGGCCAAATTTGCGTCAAAATCCTCATCTTCGGCGTCAATTTCGCCTTCGCTGATGATAATTTCGACATCGGCGTCGTTTTCATCCATCAAATCGGGCAATTCCACCTCAAAATCGACCGGATTTAGCAAATCCTCCTCGACTGGGGGCATTTCTGCCTCAAAATCACCCATATCTTCAATATTTACAGCCATTTTTAGCCTTTAGTAGTACGCTAGGCGGCGGCGAGACTTGAAATACTCTTCAGCGTCCTTCTCGTCGCTCGGTAATTGAATAAACCCACCTTGACGGAACCGCATCAGGGCCTGCGTGCAGGAGTCTACCAAGTCATCGTTCTCTCCGGCAGGGAAAGATGCGAATTCCTCGATAACTTCATCAGCAAACCGCGTCTGCGGTGCCCATACTACGCCACTTGCAAACAAATCTGCTATTGAATTGACACGCGATATCTTGTCGTTGCTCGCCGCTCGGGAGCCTCTTGACGGAGTATACTCTGAAAGCATGACTCCCATGCTACGCAATTCTTGAATTAGCGGAGTACCTGACGCTTTTGCCTCGATTATGCAGGTGTCCGGGTTGTACTCTTTATATAACTCTAGTGCCTTCTTCTTCAAGTCGGGAAAGTCGATCCGCGCCTTGAACGCATCAAGCAGGATCAGGTTAGGCATCTTGTCGCCGTGCTCATTCTCTTTGTTGAACACGCCCCACGTGGTGCAGGCAGAGTAGTCGGCTCGTTCCTTGGCGGAAAACGCGCAGTCCCACGACTGTATAATATAGTCAACGTCCGGTGGGTCTTCTTTCTCCCACTCTCGCCACCACTCCCTCTTAATAATAGAGCCCCCGGCACCGGAGGGCTGCTGCATGTACTGTGCGTCCCACTTGTGGACCGGCAGTTCGTCTTTAAGGGCCTGAAGTTCTTTTAGAGACCAGAACTGAGGCCATAGGGGTTTACCCGAGGGCATGATGGCAGGTAGCTCGATCACCTCCCACTCCTCACCGCCACGGGTGAGGGAGCTTTTTATGACCTGCGCCGTGAGATCTCGCTTAGACCAGCGCGTCATCACTATAATAATAGAGCCCCCCGGTTGCAGACGCTGACGCGGCCCGGACGTGTACCACTCGTACACCCTGTCGTAGACCTCACGGTTGGTCTCTCCTAGAGCAGCTTCTTGTTCAGAGTGGGGGTCATCAATAATAAGCAGGTCGGCACCTTTACCGGTAACCGCGCCCCCCACACCGATAGCGAAATAGTCACCTCCCTTATTAGTGCTCCAGCGTCCAGCAGCCTTGGAATCTGCCTGAAGGGAGACCTCTGGGAAGATTGTCTTATAGGAGTCGGAGTCAACAAGGTTACGCACCTTTCGACCAAAGCCGGTCGCCAACTCCGACGTATGCGAAGTCTGAATTACTTTCTTTTCTGGAAAGCGACCAAGGAACCATGCTGGCAGTAGGAAGGATGCAAACTCGGATTTGGTATGCCGTGGCGGCATATTGATAATAACGCGCTTGATCTCACCTTCGGCTACTTTCTCAAACGCATCAGCCATAATCCTATGGTGCTTGCCGTGAATAAACCCCGGCCACATATCTTGCACAAACAACAAGAAATCAGACTTGCACCCCTCGACTTTACGTCGACGGTTTAATTCTTGCAGTAGGGAAGATGCCTTCTCCCTAATCTCCGGCGGCATAACGGCAAGTGCCGACTGTATTGCAACCGGATCAAGGTTCATCAAATGGAACCTCTTCTTCGGGGGTATCTTCGGGGGTATCTTCGGGGGTGTCGTCTATTGGCTCAACTTCTTGCACGTACTTATTAAAGTACGCCTCAAGCTCTTTCTCAAGATCTCGGGTCGTTTTATCTTTAATAGTGATCTCGGTGCGGTCGGCAAATAGCCCGACATCGGCAACTTTACCCAATAACTCTAACGCTTTAATCCGAATC